ACCTTACAGCTTCATCGTTAGTGTGAAACTCCAGCTCTAATAATATAGCGGGGCAAGTTGTTCTTTTTATAATTGCAAAGTTTGCCTTTTTGTGTCCTCGGTTGCGTAGCTCAGGAAACGTCTCGCTCATCTCCTTTATCCAGTTATCCGCAGCCTTGTTGCTTATAAACCCGCTACCCTCAGAAGTGAACACCTCGTAGCCTCTAGCGTTAGTATTGTTAGCAGCGTTCGAGTGTATAGAAACGAGTAAATCTAAATCCTTAGCGTTTGCAATAGTTACTCTAGTCGAAAGAGGAACATCTTTATAGTCGTAAGGGTCTGTAATAAACACTACTTCGTGTCCGAACTTTTCAAGCACTTGAGCGTATTCAATACCGTACTTTCTGTTGTTTACTCCCTCGTAGAACCATTTGCCGTCTACAGGGTGAGGAGAGCGTTTTCCCGCTGTTACATAGTTTCCTTGTTCGTCTAGTCCACCATGCCCGCAGTCTATGCCTATTCTCATAGTTTCTTTTTAATATCTGTAATGGCTTCCTTGCCTTTACGAATCAAATGTAGTAATTTTTTAAAATAAAACTCAACTCCCTTGTCTTTATTTATCGCTCTTATGTTTTCGTCTACGCTTAAAGCCTCTATAAAAACGAGTAACAAACAAGCACTCTTAGTTAATAAATGGCTTATTCCGTAAATACTGCCATCCATTATATAAACATCTATAGGGTATAGTATAACTATTAACAACTCATAGAAAAGCACTTTAAAAGCTACCCTACTTAGTTTGTGGCTTGTTATAGTCTGCTTAGTACGATAAGCCTTATATAAGCCTAGAAACGTATCTATAAGTATCGCTAAAGCTACTACGACCATTAACGGAGCTATCGGGGTTAAAAATACCGCTAAGCTTGTTAATATATACCCTATAAAAGTGCTAGATTTCATCTTCAGGTGTTATTCCTAGTTCAGCTAATCTTATTAACCAATCCGCTTCGTTATCAAATTCTTCTATAATCGGCTGCCCGCTATCTAAGGCTGTACCTTTAGGGCAAAAGCCGTAATGTATAACGCTCAAGTCCTCATTGTGCGCAATGTACCATGTATCTCTATCAACTATCTGTTTTAACATATTCTTATTATATTACTGTATCTCCCGAAATTGTCCAGCCCGCTCCCGTTGGTGTTGCTGTTGTTAAATATGTTCGTGCTGCCCCAGCATCGGCAAAGTTAGCTCCTCCGCTTCTTGACGTGTCGAAAGTCATTCCTGTTTGAGTTGACATATTGACGTTATAAGGCGCTCCGTTTGTAGTTGTGTAATTAGCCCACCCCACTATTGTATCTGTATAATTAGCTGTTGACATTCCGCTATTTATAAACATAGCAAGCATATTGGTAACACTTGAAATTTCCCAAATTCCTAAATTTTGATTGAAAGATGACGCGCTTTGAAACATACTGCTCATATTAATAACATTTGAAACGTCCCAATTTTCAAAACTTGAATTACCTACTAATGATGTAGCGACATTAAACATTCTAAACATATCCGTTACGCTTGACAAATCAGGAACATCTGTTGCTGTAACATCCATATTGGAACACCCTCTAAAAGCAGCGTTAAAACTATTCCACGCAATATTCCCCCAATTCTGTATTTCTAACAATTTAAGTCTATCACCGCCATTGTTAAAGAAAATACGAGGAAATGCTCCGCTAATTTTAACCGTATAAGTTCCAGCACTTGCGTAGGTGTGTGTTATGTCACCAGTGACACCTGTGTCTGTATTTCCATCACCCCAATCAACGTCATAATTATATACTCCTGCCGCTGTCCGTATATAAAACTGGTCACTTGCACTTGTACCCGCGTTGTCAGTTTTTACCAACATTGTAAAGTCAGGGTCGCTCGGTGCTGCTCCTCCTCCAAATCTAAAACTGTTTATTATATACATATTTCCGTAAGTGTACATCTTATAATACTATTGCTACGCTTCCGCTAGTTAACTGAACTCCTGAGAATACTTGATTTTGTGTAGGTCGAATAATTGCACCCGCTTTAACTGCATTTGCTGGCGTTGTTACATACTCATCCTTTACGTCTACTCCTCCTATCTTAATAGAAGTAAAAACCGTGTCCTCTAAAGTCACAATAGTATCAAAGTCTTGAGTTAACTCTGTAGCGTCGTTTACTACTTTAGTACCTTGTAAACCGCTTATAATCTCTTCCGTTTTAAATTGCATCTTTTTTATGTTATGTTAAAATTCTTCTTCCTATCATTACCACCTTAAGACCCTTTCCCGCTGTTGTGCTTCCTACTTGGTCTATATCTATAGTTATTTCTGAATCGTCCTCTAAAGTAGGGGTATCAATAAAAGGAGGCGTAGCTGCTGTTGTGCTTGTTTTCTCGCCTGCGTCAATACTTATAACAGGGCTTAATATAGAAGTTCCGTTTTTATTAATATCTACTTCTATCGTGCTACCTACAGGTGCTGTATTTACGTTCGCTCTAACCTCTTCCAATTGCATTTTGTAAGGCATTCTAAAAGTTACCTTAGCAGTGCCTGTAGTTAGGTCTGTAGTCTCATCTGAACACGCTATAATTAGCTCAGCTGGAAACGCACCTACTAACTCGTCGAAGTCTATCTTTTTAGTAACTCCGCTCTGTACCAATACGAACTCATCGCCTGAGCTTGCGTTAGTTGCTGCTGTTAAATTACTTATTCTGCTGTCTGCCATTATTTAGCTTTTTAATGTACTTCTTTAACTTAATTACGTTCGTCTGTTTTGGCTCGTATCTCTTCATATATTTATATTACCCAGCCCCCGAAGTCGCTTTCGCTACTAGGGTACATATCTCCGTTACTATTACTATAATACTCAGGAAACTTACTTTGATTAAAACACATATAGTCTATAAATCTCCGCGTGTAGTGCTGTGCTATGTTTCGCTGTTTCTCTATTAAAAAGTCTACCTCGTTTTTGCTTACTGTTTCGCTGTTTTCTGAGCCGTGCTTGTACATTCCTTTATTAGCTATCGTGTAGCTTGCAAAAGGTAAATACTCGACCATTGCCCAGTGAATAAGCATACTTTTAACGTAGTCTAATAATAGGGCTTTATAGTCCGCGTTTGCGACGTCATCTAAAGTTCCCGCTACTATTAAAGCTTGTATCTTTTCGAGTAAGTCAGTACCTAAGTAATTCTGTATATGCGTGTCCTGTGCTATGTTTACGAACTGTATAAACAAGTCAACGTCTACGTTTCCGTTTAACGCTGTCTTTTTTACTATATCGTCTCTAGTTATTAGTAGTGCTTTTGCCATTATCCTTTATAATTTGGGTGGTGTCCGTTGTTAGGCATATCTTTAGGAGCTATCTTACTTTCTGCGCTTCCCCAAGGTTTAGGGCTGTAGCTTTTAGGAATACTAGCAACCTCCTCGGAGCTGCTTAACGCTTTATCTTTATAATAAGTGCCGTCTGTTTTCTTTTTTAATCGGTATAAATTCTCTTTAAAATAATGTCCACAATTAACACCGCCTTTGTACTTAAACAAATCGTACGGCTCTCCCTTGTGTCCAAAAGATTGATTAACGCCCGCTCTACTTGCCTTGTCTATATCCTCTAATCTGTACACTACTCCGCTGGCTGTTCTTTGCATCATTTTAGCGCAAAAACTTCTACTTTCTGAGCTTGAGTATTTTTCCGCGTATTCGTAGCGTACCTTATAAACAGATTTATCTAAATTACTAGAACGTGAAGGCTCGCTTTTAATAAAGTCGCTTAACTTTTGTAATACTGTCTTTTTCTCTTTAATCAGCTTGTTAGCCCACGCATCTATAGTTTCATTGTCCTCTGAGTATTCGCGGCTATCTACTAGCTCCCAGTCTTCGTCTATTGTTTCACCGTCTAATACTTCTAAAAGTGCTTCGCCTTGGTCGTCTGTAATTCTGCTTAACTGCTGCTCTGCTTGCTGCTCCTCTTCCTGTTCTTTAATCTCTATCTCTTCTAGTAAATTCAAACGTCTGAAGTAAAGGTCTAAAGAAATACCGTTAAACGCTAAAATATTATCTATAGCGTCAATCATTAATTCCTGGAAAGGTTGTATAGTAGCGTTATAAAAATAACGTGCTGCTACTTCTATCTCGTCTGCGTTTGAGCTGAACCCTTGGTTATCTGTAACAATACCTACTAACATAGGAGACGTTACTGTATGTCCTGTTAATATCTTTTGCTCTGCTTCTTTACTCAAGTATTCGTAATGCTGAGGTGCATCGTTCAAAGGTATATCGTCTACCGTTGTTTTGCTTTCCGCGTTGTTGTTAAAAGCTACTATTACTTTTTGCCCTCTCGAGCCTGTAAGTTTGTTTAATACCTTTCTGCTTACTTCCTCTTGCTTCTCCTGGTCAGGCACTCCGTTATTAAAGTTAACAACCTTAGTACCGCTAAAGCCGTTTTGCACCTCGTTAATTAAATAGTCGCTTATCTCCTCTTCTAGTATTGCATAAGGTACAGCAGCGAGGTAATCTATTTCACCGAAGTACTTAACCCCTACAGCGTAATCTTTAATACAAAGTATCTCTATCTTTTCTTTTGAAGTACCAAAAGCTGGTATTCTCTTAGGAGCAAATTTTCTAGTGTCCTCCCAGTTGTCAGAATAGTAATATCCTTCTATATCTCCCTCAGCGTTGCACTTCTCAGGTCTAATTAAATTAGTAGGTATATGGTAAGCCTTAATAACTTTCGTATGTTTCTCGTCGTAGTGAACTTGAAAATGCCCAGCGCCTAACATCTTAAGCTCCTTAATCACCTTACGTAAACATTCAGGGCTAAATATAGAACGCATAGCAGCGTACTGCGACGGCTTTCTAGCAGCATCCATAGCATGAAGCCCACGACCATAAATTAAACGGGAAATATTATTAATTACTGCGCTGTTAGTCGTAGACTTTCTCGAACGGTCTATTAAGAAGTTATAGTAGTCGTTAGCTTCTCCGTATTCTACCCACTCGTTACGAGTGTCCTCTTTTATCTCAGGCTGCTCATAAGCTGCCAAATTAAGTATTTTAATATCACTCATAAGTAACGTAGTCGTTTGTGCTGCTATAGCTTGTGTATTCGTTATTGTTCACCGAGTAGGTACTTATACTTTGATTAGTACAGAAAATCTTACCCTTGTAAACTATATCGCTGCCGTTCTTTACCTCTAATGTATAGAAGTTTCCTTCTTTCAAATTAAGTACCTCTTCGATAACTAAATAATATCTATCTACTGTAGGCGTAATTGCATAAGTCTCTGAAACGTCCGTAAGCTCGTTTAAAATTACCATGCTGTCCGCGACTAATTCACGAGGCACTATTTTAAAACTTTGAGCAGTTCCTGTTTCTTCTAGTATTATCATAACTTATATACGTTAAAAGCTCATTTTGTTTCAAATAAAAAAAGGGCAACCCGAAAGCTGCCCCTTAATAAACAATTAAACTATGAAAAATTAAGGCGTAGGCGTAACAGTTGTGCCGTCTCCTAACTGAACATTCATTCCTAAATCCGCTAAAGTTTGGTCTGAGCTTGCATCCATAAACAAAGGAGGTAGTTTCTCCATTGCTTGGAAAGTCAAGTTATAACCGCTCATGTCGCCAAAAGCAGCACCTGTAACAATAGAGCCTCCGTTAACGTCTGCTCCATGCTCATAACCTACTAAAAAGAAGTTATTGTTATTGTCTCTTACGATAACTTTAGGACGTCCGTATGCTAAAAGTTTTACCTCTTTGTGCGTTGCTAGGTCTTGCTTCTTTAACATCAAGCTCAAAACTTGGTCAAAGAAAGTAGTACCGTTTTCACGAGAAGAGTTAATAGCACTCTCTAGGCTAGACGTTCCTTTAATCTCGTATTTGTATGCTGTAGGTGTTCCCCCTACTGCTGTAACTTGGCTATCTACGTCAAGGGTAATTTGGTCTGCTGGTAAATCATCGTAATTAATGAAGTACACCGCGTCTAAACCTCCTACCGTATCTTTACATGGCTCAAGTCTTCCAGCTGTAATATCACATGCCATATCTTAAGTATTATAAAAAAGGGCGGGCGTATACCCACCCCTTTAAAAGTTAGTAATTCAATTATTAGTTAACAGCGTTAACGATTCCGTAAGTAACTACGTCAGCAGCAAAAGCATATTGAACAGCAGCGGTAAAACGCATAATTACGCGACAATTCTGCGAACCGTCAAGGTCTTCCATATCCAAAACTTTAACAGACTGAGATGTATGGTCATTCAATAAACCAGTACCAAAGTACAAGTTATCAATAGTTGAAAGGATAGCAGTATCAGAACTCATACCTGGACACATTACAACAGGAATACCGTCGAAGTACAAAGCTCCTCCTGTAGTGTACCACATATTTCCTTTTCCTTCGAAACCGTTAGAACCAAGACCAGCAGCACCGTACCCACCTAAAGCACGTACATACGCTTTAAAGATGTTGTTAGATACATAAAGTCTCAAGTCTTCACGTCCGTAAAGAGTGTCAGGCATTGCGTCAACGATTTTACCTAACTCAGCTGTTACGTTTGTAGAATCTACAGTAGTACCCGCTACCTCTTGAGCAGCTGGCAATTCAGTGTCAGCAGCTAACAAAGTTTCGAATCCGTCAAACTGTCCTGAGTTTGAAGCTACACCTTGCCAAATAGAAAGCTCGTTACGTGCAGCAGACTTCTCAGCTACGTGAGC